AACTCCGGCTCATATTACGGCAAGTGGCTCGATGAAGTCATCCGCGACGGTCGTGTGTGCCGCGTCACCTACGATCCGAAACTCCCCGTATATACCGCGTGGGACCTGGGCATGGACGACAGCACCGCCATCTGGTGGTTTCAGCGTTCCCCCGGTGGCGAATGGCGTTGGCTTGAATATCACGAGGACAGCGGCCAGGGCTTCGACTACTACGCCAAGTTGTTGCACTCGAAACCATACGTCTATGGCAAGCACTACCTACCGCACGACATCGAGGTGCGCGAACTGAGCGCGGGCGGCAAATCGCGCCGCACGATGCTGACCGGCCTCGGCATCAAGCCGATCTTCGTGGTGCCCGCCGCCAATCCAGCCGACCGCGTGTCCGCCGTTCGCCAAATCCTGCCGCGCTCATGGTTCGACTCAAAGGGTTGCGAGGTCGGCCTGAAGAAGCTACGCGGTTACCGGCGCCAGTGGAATGAACACATGGGCGTGTGGCGCGCGGAACCCGTTCACGACGGTGCTTCGCATGGAAGCGACGCGATTGGCACCGGCGTTCAAGGTTCGACCGACCCGGAGAACGTGGCAAAGCCCATCCTCCCTCCCTTCGTCCATCGCCCGATCCCGCCGACGTCCGGCGGCTGGGCCTCGATCTGAAAGGCACACCATGGCAGACAGCAAACTCGTTCGCGACGCGCAGGCCGGCGGCACGATGGGAAAGACGGCACCAGCCGGCGGCGGCCGCGACACGATGCCGAAAGGCGACGGGCTGAAGCAGGGATGGTCGGATCAGACCAAGAAACCGTCGGTTCTCACGGACATGAGCGCGGCGAAAAAGCGCGTGAAGTGACGGCGGACGAAGCCATCGCGTACCTGGAACAGTCCTTGCGCGAAAAGGACGACATCATACAGGCGCAATACGCGGAACTCGCATCAACGCGCGGCAGTCTCGATAAGGCCGTGGACATGCTGAATGAAATGCGTGCGGAACTGGACAGGAGAAAGGCGATATCAGCGGCATGAATATAGATGACGAATTGTTGAGGCTTGAAGCTTCTATCAATGAGTTTTGCGCTCGTCTGAAGTCTCAGGGGAAAGCCATGGGATTTATTCATCGGTCGAATGGATCAATCACATTGACTGTTTATGACAGGGAACCGGGAGGAACCTTCTATATGGGGCCGCCAGTTCAGGATCAGGCGACCAAGTCATGAATATTGAGAAGCTGCAATGTCCGGAATGCAGAGAATATACGCTGATCGTGTGCGATACGGAGAACAACCGCCAATGCAAGGCGTGCGGTTTCTCTGTCCTGGCATCTCAGATTTTCACTGTCGATGCCGAGACAGCGGCTAAGTTACTCAAGAGGGCTTCGTGATATGAACCCCAACGACCGCGACAACTTCGCGCCATCTTCTGGCAACTCGCCGTTTATCGAGCCGCGTGTTACGCCGGGCACGAATACCATCCGTCCGCCGCGTGTCGATCGGCCCGACCTGTTGGCACCGAAACCACCGAAGGATGCGCCTCAGATGACGTATCCGAAGGTGCGGCGCTGATGCCGCTAACGAAGAAAGGCGCTGAAATTAAGTCTGCCATGACCAAGGAATATGGCGAGAAGAAAGGCACAAGCGTCTTCTACGCCAGCAAGAATTCCGGTACGATCAAGGGCGTCGATAAGGCGAAACGGAAAGGCAAGAAGTAGTCTTGTCCTCAACTCTCGACAGTGACGACACGATCCAATCCGTTGGCGGCCGCAAATACCAGGACGTGGTGAACCGCGCGCACCGCCGCTGGCGCAAGTGCCACCAATGGGAACAATCCGCGCGCACGCATTGGCTTGAAGACCTACGTTTCGCTAACGGTGACGCTTACAACAATTGGCAATGGCCCGCTGAAGTCTTTCGCGACCGTGGCGCTCGTCCCTCCCTGACCGTGAACGAAACGCGCGTTCGCAACCTGCACATCATCAACGACGCCAAGCAGAACAAGTCCTCCGTCAAATACCGCCCCACGGGCAGCGGTGCCACTCAGGCTGCCGCCGAGGTCTATGAGGGCATGTATCGATCCATCGCCAACGTCAGCAACGCGCAGATGGCGCAAGGTATGGCGATTGAGTATCAGGTGGATGCGGGCCTTGGCTTTACGATTATCGAGGCGCGCTATCTTAGTCCAGACCCGAAACCTGGTCCGGAAGCGATGAACCAGGGAATTACCATCTCATCGTGCAAAAACCCGATGGGCGTGATGCTGGATTGCGATTGCGAGGAGCCTGACGGAACCGGCGCTCGTTACGGCTTCGTGTTCTCAGATCGTCCCAAGGACGAAGTGATCGAGGAACGCCCGGAACTGGAGAGCCGCCTGACGGTCGCGAACTCCGTTGATGGCAACGACGCCGGTTGGATACGCGACGATCATGTGCGCGAGTGTCGATATTACGAGGTAGAAGAGGAGAAAGACGAACTCGTTTGCGACGATGAGGGGGTGACGGCCTACCGTTCCGATGTGCCGGCGAAGCTGTTTCGCCAGTGGGAAGACGACGCGGAGGCAGAGGGCAAGAAGCTACGGCGCCGGGACGTGATCCGTAAGAAGGTCAAGTGCTACCTTATCATCGGCAACGACGTGGTTGGCGAGCCGGATGATCTGCCGGGAACGTGCGTGCCAATCATCCCGTGGAATGGCCGCATCACGCTGATCGACAAGCGGTTGGACCGTGTGTCACATACGCGCGGCATGATCGATGCGCAGCGGATGTTGAATTACAACTGGTCCGCTTCAATTGAATACGGTGCGCTTCAGAGCAAGTCGCCGTGGCTTTCGCCAGTCGCCGCGATTGGCGATTACATGACGTATTATTCCACGTCGAACGTGGTCAACCATGGCGTCATTCCGTGGGTGCATCGTGACGAGGAAGGGCGGGAAATCCCGGCGCCGACCAAGATGCAGCCGCCGACCGCCGCGCCGGTTTACATGGAGGGCGTGCAACTCGCGCAGCAGTTCATGCAGAGTGCCAGTGGCCAATACGAGGCCACGATGGGGCAACCGGGCAATGAGCGAAGCGGCAAAGCGATTAACGAACGTCAGCGCCAGGGCGACCGTGCCACCTACCACTTCATCGACAACCAGGCGCTCGCCATCCGCCGCCAGGGCACGATCATCAAGGAGTGGATACCGATTATTTACGATACGGTTCGCGTCGCCAAGATCATCAACGCCAAGGACGAAGAGGAAGAGGTCCAGATCGATCCGAACTCGCAAGAGGCGCACCGCGAGAAGCGTATCGGCGATGCGATCCAACGCATTTTCAACCCGAATATCGGCAATTATGAGGTCGTGTCGGACGTTGGGCCGGACTACGCCACGCAACGACAGGAGGCGTTCAACGCCATCGTGCAGATCCTGACGCAGGCGCCGGACCTCATCAACAAGATTGGCGATTTGCTGTTCAAGGTCGCTGACTTCCCGCTCGCGGATGAAATGGCCGAGCGGCTGAAGCCGGGCCTCGATCCGCAGGCGCAGGCTGCGATGACGCAGCTACAGACGGCGCTCACGGCCGCGCAGGCCAAGGGCATGAATACCGAGAAGCTACTCGCTGAGGCGATGCAGGCGCTGACCGAGGAACGGCTCAAGGTCAAGGCGAAGGACAGCGACAACACGATTGACGCCTTTGACGCGGACACCAAGCGCCTCGCGGTGGTCAAGGACATGATCCCGATGGAGCCGGACGCCATGCGGCTGCTGGTCATGCAGACGGTCAAGCAGGCGTTGCAAGACAATCTCGGCCCGATCGTGGCGAGCCTACGCGGCGGCCTGGAACAATCCACGAGCGCGGCCGGCCCGCCGGGTGCTACAGGTGCGTTGCCGGTGCGCGTGCCCGATGTGGGCCAGCAGGCGGCGCAGCCAGGGGGTATGTGATGGGCGAGCAGATGGCGTTGATGCCGATCCCGACCGATGCCGAGTGCGTTCTGTTGGCACGGTTGTCGGATGCTCGCGCCGAGATCGCGGTGTTGCGTGTGCAATTAGCCGCGTCGTGGGAGCGTGAGAAGGCGATGGACGCGACGAACCGAGACCTGCGGCGGGAGTTGCTGGAGGCGCACGACATCGCTGGCCGGGCGGAGGGTGCGGCCGAGGTCGAGGCCCAAGAACTGATCCAACGGCATTGGACATGCGCTCCCGACACTGACAGACGGATGATGGGACGATGACCCTGAAATCTCCCCACATCGGCCGCCGCACCGCTGAACCGTCTCGCCTGTCCGGCGCCGCTACCGGCCTGAACGCGCACCGCATGGTCGCCGAGGTCGCGGTTAGTATGGCGGAGGCGTATTTCGAGACGTTCGCCGCCGATAACGCCTTTTACCGGGGAATTCGGGCGCAGGGGCAGATCACCGAGAAGGCGGCGCGGCTCGTGTTCGTGGAGCGCGTGGCGCCTCGGTTGCTTGAGGATGCGCGCCGGGCGCTGACGGACTGTCTCACGTTGGGCGACGACGTGATGCCGCGCAAGCAAAAGGACGAAATCGCGGCGGCGCTGATCCTGGACACGGATTTGCGGGCCAATCGGTTCGTGGCGGAAGAGAACGCGACCATTCCGAGCGTGTTGCATTGAGCGGTGGCGCGGCGGCGGGACTGCAAACCCCATCCGGCGGGGATCAGCCGTGACGACTGAACCGAGGACGAAATGAGCGAAACCACGCAAGAACCGCCGACCGAATCCGCCCCTGTTGCTGACCCGGCGGCCGTTGTCACGCCAGAGACGACAGAAGAGGTAACGCAACAGGCGGCGGAGCCTGCCGCTGAACCGGAACCCGAGCAACCGAAGCCACGCCGCGCCGATCGCCACGTCGCCAACCTGACCGCGCGCCTTGCCGCGAAGGAGCAGGAGGTCTTGGAGGCTGAACGCCGCGCGCAAGCCGCCGAGGCCATGCTACAGGCCGGACGCGAGGGCACCGGCTCCGACACGCCGCGCCAGCCCGCGACTCTGCCCACGGACATCGAGGCCCGCGCGGACGCCATCGCGGCGCAGCGCGAGTTCAACCGCCGTCTGTCGGACATCGACGCCGCCGGCAAGAAGGAAGCGGGCACGGAAACGTGGGAGGGCGCCAAGGCGATCCTGACCGGGCTAGGTGCCACGAAGAATCAGGCGTTCCTCGAAGCGCTGGCCGAAACCTCGAACCCGACCAAAATCTTCGCCGCGCTCGCGGACGATAGCGACGAAGTGATGGCGCTGCTCCGCAAATCACCGGCCGCGATGGCCGCGCACCTGGGAAGGCTTGACGCCAAAATGGAAACCACCACTGCGCCACGCGCCAGTTCCGCGCCAAAGCCGCCCGCGCCGTTGCGGACGCCCGCGGTGGCGCCAGATACCGAAGAACTGTTCTTCGATCCGAAAACGTCCATCAAGGAATGGGCCAAGTTGTATGACGCGCGGATGCCGAAGTCGCTTGGTGGGCGGCGTTGACCATGGAGAAATGGTCATCGTTGTTGTCTCTTCGGAAACCTACGGTGGCGTTGTCCCCTGACATGGTGGCACGGGTGGTCGCGCTCGAAATCTGGCGTCGAATTGATGAAACCACATCGCCGTTCCACGGGACTGGTAGCGTCAGATTTGAGGACGAGGACCGCGTGAAATCAGTTGACGACTTCCTGTCTGAGAATGTGCGCCCTGTCGCCTTCGCCATGTTCGGACAGGCCATGAACGGTCCAGGCGATCCGTTGGGTCATCTGGAAGCCGATGGCGCGTCATCTATCCAAGAACTTGATGACGTGACGGTGCGTTTCGTGGTGGCGCATTTCGCCAGCGCAGTGCAGACGCGGCTGGACGTGCGTTACTCGCCTTAACCTTTAACCCGCGTTCGCCGGATAGCGAGCCAGATCGGGACTGTAACCCTGACGACGTGCATAGGCTCGCGGCGTGATGACTATAAGACCGATTTTCCGCCACGGCTGTATTTGGACCGCGTAAGTCAAGAACCTTAAATGGTGAGACAAGCGGCCATATCCGAAATACAGTTGAAGGAATATCGCTGTGGCCGATAAGTTGCTCACAATCGACATGATTACCAGAATCGCCGTAAGGCTTTGGAAAAACACGAATGCGTTCATGAGGAACATCAACACGCAGTACGATGACCAATACGCGCGTACCGGCGCCAAGATCGGCACCGCGCTGCGCATTCGCCTACCGGTCGATTACACGGTTGGCACCGGGCAGTCCGTGTCGTTCCAGGATACCGTCGAGAACTTCACCACGCTGACGATGGCGACGCAGAACAACGTCGGCATGTCGTTTCCGCAGATCGAACTCACGTTGCAGGTCGATGACTTCGCCGAGCGTTACATCGCGCCGGCCGTCAACAACCTCGCCGGCAAGGTCGCCGTGGGGATCATGGCGGGCGCCGAGGGCGGCGTGTGCAACTATGTGGACAACCAGGCGGCTGGCGCCATCATCAGCCCGTCGATCACTACGATCCTGACCGCGAATGCCATCCTGGACACGCAGTCGGCGCCGATGATGAACCACCGCCTCGTGGTCAATCCGTTCACCGACAGCCGCATCGCCGGGGCGCTGTCCGGGCTGTTCAATCCATCGACGGAGATCAGTGAGCAATACCGCAGCGGCAACGTCAAGAACGCGCTCGGCTTCGATTGGCTCAAGGACCAGACGGTGTTGATGCACACCGCCGGGACGTTCACCGCGGGCACCGTCAACGGCGGCAGCCAGACTGGCACCACGATCACGACGAACGCGATCACCGGGACGCTCAAGAAAGGCGATATCATCACATTTGCGCTGGTCAACGGCGTGAACCGGATCGAGAAGCAGTCATACGGGCAACTGCGCCAGTTCGTCGTGCTCGCGGACGTGGCGACCGCCGGAACATCGATCAGCATCTATCCCCCGCTGATCCCGTCGAGCGGCGGCAACGACGTGCAGTATCAGACGGTGGACGTGTCGCCCGCGAACACGGCGGCGATTACGTTGGTGTCGCCGGCGAGTGCGGTGTATAGGAAAAATGTCGCCTTCGTGCCTGATGCTATAACAATGGCAACAGCAGACTTGGAAATTCCTCCTAATGTCGAGTCCGCACGCCATGAGCTTGACGGAGTTTCAATGCTCATGGTAAGACAATACATTATTGGAACCGGAGTTACTGGAACTCGTCTTGACGTTGTCTGGGGAGTTCTTTGGGTTAGGCCAGAATGGGCAGTAGTAGTGCCAGATATAGTTTGACAATACTGTAATCACCATGTTGACACGTCTTCATAGCGTGGTAGGATCGGGACAGGCCAGCATTCGCGTGCTGGCCATGCCCCTAACCTTTCACCTGAGGACGCAGGCTATGGCTGATTACAGGGCTACCATGCCCAACCGCGACAGGCTAATGGAAGTCCTGTCATACGACCCTGACACTGGCATCTTCAGGTGGAAAATGAAGATGGGTGCCAGGGCTTTGGAGGGTGCCGTAGCGGGTGGAACCTTCAGGGATGGCTATCACTACATCGCGTTTGACAAGGACCAGCATCGAACTGCCCGGCTGGCGTGGCTTTATGTTTATGGTGAACCTGTTCCGCAATATGTGGATCATGAGAACCGGAACCGATCAGACAATCGGATTGCGAATTTGCGTGAGGCGACGAACTCGCAAAATCTCAGCAACTCGATTGCTAGGAAGACCAGCAAATCAGGCATCAAAGGTGTCACATGGGCGCCAGACCGCAAGAAGTGGCTCGCCAAGATTTGCGTAAATTATAAGGCCAAGAAACTTGGCTATTTCGCGACCGCTGAAGAGGCGGCACAGGCTTACGAAACAGCGGCTCGTGAAGCATTCGGCGAGTTCGCCCGAACCAAACAGGAGACCACATGAGCGGCCACATTCAACGCGCGCAGCAGCAGTTCCTTTTGATGGGCGGGGCCTACCAGTTCGGCCTCGCCAAGTTGCAGGAGGACGGAGTTCTGTCCGCCGACTACGTTTACCACGAGTATCCGAAGGTCATCCGGCTGTCGCGCGGCACCAAGGAGTTCGAACGTGCCACGGAGACGTGCGACAAGCGGACGATCACCTGGAAGGAGACGAAGGAGGTCTTCGAGGACATCCTGGTAAACTCCGAGGACGAGGAGGAGCGCGTTCTGTCCGGCGGGAAGACATCGACCCAGATGGAGGAAGACCGCCAGGGCCTGATCCAGCGGTGCCGCACCATGGGCATCGCGGCCGATCCGTCCTGGTCCGCGGTTCGGTTGCGGCGGGAACTCGGCGACGCGCTTGATGCGCCGGCACCGGGCGACAACATGGCGAAGCTGGAGGCCGAACTCGCGAACCTCCGCAAGATGGCCGCGATGCAAGCGGAGATCGAGGCGTTGCGGGCGCAGCTTGGCGGACAGCGTGGCGCGGTCCTGGATGCTCCACGTGAAGCGGAGGAGATCGAGGAACTCCGCGCGCAACTGACCGCGCTCGGGGTGCCGTTCCATCACAGGCATGGCGCGGAACGTCTCCGTGACCTGCTGGAAGCCGCGACGGCACCGGAGGGCGTGCGATGAGCGATCACGTCATGACGCCGCTGGAAATCCTGGAACAAGGCCACAAGGAGGCCGAGGCCGCGCTGGCGGCGCTTAAGGAGCAGTGGAAGGCAGACGACGCGGCATTGAAGGCCGAACGCGCCGCCATCCTAGAAGCGCACGCGCAGGGTGCGAGGGACCGCGACGCGGTGCGTAAGCAGATGGGCGGCGCGTCGCTGATCGAGGCGGAGAAGGCAGCCGAGGCAGCCAGGAAGGCGGCGGCGGATGCCGCGGCGGAACGCACACGGCTCGCATCATTGCCAACGCAACCTCCGCCTCGCGCCTCGTCGCTGCCCGTCCAACCGCTCGCCGCGCTTGGGCAGACGGACAAGGCCGACGATAAGCCGGCGACCAAGGCAACCTGATGCCGTTGACGACGCCGCAGGAACAGATCGCCTTTGGCCTTCGCGCCATCGGCGTGCTTGGCGTCGGCCAGACGGCATTGCCGGAGGACTACAGCGATGCCTTCGCGGCGCTAAACGGGATGATAGCCGGGTGGAACGCCAAGCGGTGGCTTGTCTACCATCTGGTGGACGTGTCGGTGCCGACGACGGGGCAGATATCCTACACGGTAGGCCCCGGCGGCGACTTCAACATGGCGCGTCCGACGCGGTTGGAATCGGCCTACATCCGCCAGTTCATCAACAACGCGCCGAACTTCGTGGATTACCCGCTGACCATCCTGCAATCGCGGGAGGACTACAGCAACATCGCGTTGAAGACGCTTGGAACCTGGCCGATCGCCATTTTCTATGACAGCGACTTTCCGCTCGGTTCTGTGTTCCCGTGGCCGGTGCCGTCCGGCGCGCTGTTCGAGTTACATCTGGTCCTGAAAGCTACGCTGCGGCAGTTCGACAGCTACGTGCAGTCGATCAATCTGCCGGAGGAATATACCGAGGCGATTTGGACCAACCTCGCGATCAGGCTTGCCGCGATCTATCCCGGATCGTCATTGCCGGAGGCGACGGTCGGACTGGCGAAGGCATCGCTTGAGACGATCCGTACCGCGAACGCGCAGATACCGCGTATGGAAATGCCAACCGGACTGCAACGGAAGCCCTTATGGAATATCTTCTCAGGGCAAAGTTACTAGAACGAAATGGAGTGACGCGCAATGGCCGATGACACCCTGATCCTGACCGGGCCGACGTTCCAGCAGCAAAAGCCCAATACCATCCTTGTCACGCCCACGGGGGGCAAGCAGGCCAATCTCGCGGACTTGATCAACGGCGGGACGGTCGCTCAGTCTGGAACGATGTCCACTCTCACGGTCGGAACCGTGACGACGACTGGCTTCAACATCAACAGCATCACGAACAACATCACCGCCAGCACGACGCAGACGCTGACCGGCGCCGTGGCGATCAACACTGGCATCGCCGTCGTGACCAAGGTAGGGACGGCCGGCGATGCCGTGAAGCTGCCTTTGGTGCTCGCGACGCCTGGGAATGAGGTCTGGATTTTCAATCAGGGCGCATCGGCGATGGCGATCTTCCCCGGCGAGACGTTGACCTCGATCGATGCTGGCACGACAGCGGCCTCGGTCACGCTCACCAATGCCAAGAACGCGGTATTCATCCAGACCAGCGGCACGACCTGGATCAGCGCGCAGGGCGGCGCCAAGAGCGCGTAAATGACGCGGGTTGCTCTCACGGGTGGTAGTTACGAAGCGCGCAGCGTCATCGCGAGCGCGGTGCGGAGTGTCAATGTATTCGCGGAAAAAAACCCGGCTGATGCCGCTTCGCCGCTGACTTACTATGGCTGTCCTGGTCTGACGCCACTTGCATCGCCGCCGGTCTCGTTCGCCGGTCGCGGCCTGTATTGGGCGAACAACGATACGCTCTATTATGTCTCCGGGCGCGCGGTGTTCGAGGTCTCGCCGACCTGGGCCTTGAGCCAGATCGGGACCATCAACACCGATCGCGGCCGTGTGAGCATGATCGACAACGGCACGACGTTGGTGATTGTCGATGGTAGCCCGTTTGGCTGGCAGATCGATCTGGCGACAAACGCCTTCTCTGGGATAAATTCGTCCACGAATGGACCCGATCCGCCTGTCACCGGCGCCGTGTATGCGTTCTTTGGCGCCGACCGAGTGGACGTCATCGACGGGTTCATTCTCCTGAACCAACCTGGCACGCGGAACTTCTACAGCACCCTGCTAAACGAGGTTAAGTTCGACGCGCTGTTTTTCGCCGCGAAGAACGGTTATTCGGATAATCTTGTGTCTCTCATCGTGATCAAGCGGGAAATCTGGCTGATCGGCGAGCGCACGACTGAAATATGGTTCGATGCCGGGGCGCCAGACTTTCCATTCCAGATCATGCCGGGACCTTTCATCCAGCATGGGTGCATCGCGAAGGCATCCGTCGCGCAAGCCAACGGCTCCGCGTTTTGGTTGTCGCAGGACCAGAATGGACAGGCGATCGTGGTTCGCACGGAAGGCTACGACGCCAAGCGTATCAGCAATTTCGCGCTTGAGAACGCCATGGCGAAATATCCCACCGTCACGGACGCGGAGGGGTTCACGTTTCAGCAGCGCGGTCACACGTTCTATCAGATCAACTTCCCGACCGCTGACCGGTCCTGGCGTTGGGACGAAACGGTGCCGGACCAGTGGCATGAGCCGGTGTGGACCGATACGAACGGCGTTGAGCATCGTCACCGAGCCTCGTGTTCCGCCTTCGCCTATGGGAAGAACGTGGTCGCGGACTGGGAGACAGGCCAACTCTATGCGCTCGATCCGGAGAACCACACCGACGCGGGCGCTCCGATGCACTACAGGCGCGGCTTTCCGCATATGGTGGGAGATGGCAAGCAGGTCATCTATCCCGGCTTCACGTTGGATGTGGAGGCCGCGACGGGTCTCGACACGATTGATCCGCCGGGGCCATTTCCGTTGCTGACAGGGGCGAGCGGGGTCAACGCGGCGCCGTCGATCGACTCATCAAGCGAGGTCGCGTCTTCGTTCACGACAAACTATGTGCTGGATGGGTTCGGCAATCAGGTGCTCGACGGGTTCGGCAATCCGGTCATATCGTCTGTCACGATCCATGACGGAACAGTGCTGTTCGAAGAGGCTCTGTTCGCCGGTCCCGCGCCGCAATTCATCAACGGCCAGTTTTTGTCAGTCGGGATCGTGGATAACTTCGGCAATCAGATTACCGATAGTCATGGCAATGCCATCATTATTTCGCAGACGAACGCCGCCGCGAAGGTTGGGCCGCCGCTTGTGTATCTCCGGTGGAGCGATGATCGAGGGCGCACGTTTGGCAATCCCATCGGGCAAAGCCTCGGCGCGCAAGGGCAATATCTTACGCAACCGCAATGGTCACGGCTTGGGCGGGCACGAGATCGTATCTTCGAAGTCTATGGGGTCATCCCTGGTAAGTTCGCCATTCAAGGCGCTTGGCTCGATCCGGCCCCGATCGTGATGGAATCCTGATGAGCAGCACGGTTTTCATCGATGGCGGGCCACCGCGCGGATTGCCAGCGGCGACAGGTGTCTCATCTGGCGACGGGATCGTGGTCGCGCAAGGCGGTACGCCAGGGGCGCCGGGCACGGCGATCGTTCGCGAGGCCACGGTCGCGCAAATCCTGGCCGCCGCGTCGTTTCTGCCGATCGCGGGCGGCACCATCACGGGCGATCTGCGGGTCAACGGCACGACCACGCTTGGCGCTTCCTCGGCGCCAACGGCGGCGCCGGGGACCAATACCGCCCAACTCGCCACGACCGCCTTCGACACGGCCGCCGTGCTGGTGGAGACGAACCGGGCCACGACGGCGGAGGGGTTGCTGGCACCGAAGGCCAACCCGGCGCTTACGGGCATTCCCACGGCTCCCACGGCGCCGCTTGGCACCAACACCACGCAATTGGCCACGACAGCCTTCACGGCTCAGACCGTCGCGGCGGCTCTGTTCTCCCCGTCCCAGGCGCCTGGCGGTCTGTTTGGGATGACGCTGGCCAACGATGGGACCACGCCGAACACGGTGCTGGACATCGCGGCCGGGATTTGCGCGGACAGCACCAACACGACGGCCATCACGCTCGGTGCGATCACGAAAAGCATCGCCGGCGGGTGGGCGGCTGGGACCGGCGCCAACGGCATGGGCACCGGCCTGATCGCCACGCTGTCAACCTGGTATCACGTCTTCGCGATCATCAACGGCGGCCTCGCGGATGTGTATTTCGACACGTCGATAACGGCGGTGAACAAGCCGCTCGGCACGACTGTCTTCCGGCGTATCGGTTCGATCTTTCTGGATGGCGCTGTCCATATCACACGGTTTTCGCAATCGGGCGACCGGTTCGATGTCGCCTCGCCTGGCGCGGTCATTTCCGGCGTGGTGGGCGATACCGTCGCGCACACGTTGCTGGTCATGGCGCCACCAGGCGTGGTGACAACTGCTCTGTTGTCAGCGTGGATATCTGATGTCGCGGTGGCGAATACCTCAGTTTACATCAGTAGTCTGGCGCAAACCGACCTCGCGACATCGGGAACGAACTTCTCAGCCATCGCGGGCCTCGCCGGATCGTCCAACGCCACCACGAACATGACGGTCGTGACCAACACGAATTCGCAAGTGCGCTTCCGGCTCGCCAGCGCCACTACCAGTTTGGTCGTGACCAGCACGGGCTGGATCGACGCGAGGGGCAAGTAATGGCGCACGCACTCATCCGGAATGGTGTCGTGGTGGCAACGGCGATGTGGGCACCCCCGGATATTCCGGGGTTTGTCACGGTGCCGGATGATGACGCGCGGTTGTTGGCGTTCCTGTCGCCAGCGGACACGAAGCCGCGAAGCATTACGCCGAGCCAATTCTTGAACCGTCTGCCTCCCGCTACGCTCCCGACGCTTTTCAGCAACCCGCAAACAGGGGTGATGTTGGTCACACTCGCGGCAGCGAACATGATCGACCTGACTGATCCGGCGGTGGTCGCGGGGATCAACGCCTTGGTTCCGAGTGTGCTGACGGCGCAACAAGCCGCCACGGTCCTTGACCACTAGGATGCGATAAGTTGCCATACCTCGACGGTCTTCCTCCCGCCGCTTCGGTCTCTGTCACCGACCTGATCGCCGTTGATCAGGGCGGCACGGCGAACATTCCTGGCACCGCGACCACGCGCAAGGCGACGGTCGCGCAGTTCTTTGGTGGTTCGTCAACACCGTTTCTTCCTATCATTGGGGGAACGATTACAGGTGATCTAACTGTTGACGGTCATTTGATATTGCCTAATTTGCCTACGAGCAACGCGGGTCTCGCGCCTGGGACATTGTGGAATAATGGAGGCTTTCTTGCGATTGCTTAAAAGCCGTTTTGTTTTTGCGGCACTGTTCCTGCCTGGGGTCGCATTCGCGTCCTGTCCGGCCACGCCGACCGACTGCGGCTCTCCCACGATGAACAACATTCGCGTGGGGTCTACCGCGAACATTGGCATGGGCACGGCGAACGTCACGCCGAACTGGGGTTTTCAAACGCAGTTCGATGTTGATCCGTCAGCGCTAAGCACCAACGCGCGGCAGAACAACTTCTCCACGATCCTGAACTACGGCGCCAACACGACGAACATCTGGGAGAACGTCAACTCATTCCTGTTCGTCAATGGGCCTGGGATAGCGCAGGGTGAGATCAATCAGTTCCACGCTTACAACCAGGTCAACGCGGGCGCGCGGGAGAACGCGCAGGAGAACTTTGAGAGTTCTTATCTGAACAACGGGATCATGGGGAATATCGCCGGTTATCTGGCTTTGTTCCACAATGGTGCGGCCGGGACGGTGTTGAACGGCGCCACGGCGATGACCATGATATTTCAGAACGACAATCCGGCGGCGGGTTCGGTCAATCAGTGGGCGGGGATCGCATTTCAGCCCCGGATCGGCGTGGGTTCCAAGCCCACGTTCTACGATGCGATCGTGATCAAAGACCCAGATGCCGGGATTGTCACGCTCGGCGGCATCAATGTCGGCTCAATCGCGAACGCGGCCCCTGGGCAACTTCAGATATTAGGGCCTGACAACAGCGGCGCGACGGTTCCTTTCATCTTCAAGAACACCATCGCCGGCATCGCCACGCCGGTCATGTTTTTCACGGACGCGGGGATTGTCAACTTCGTGGCCGCCGGGGTGACGGTCAATCCCACGGGGATCAGATTGTCGGTCGGCGGGCCAGATAACAGCGGCGCGACATTCCCGTTCGCGGTCAAAAACCTTGCGCTGGACCGCGTGTTCGACGTGACTGATGCCGGAGTGGTCACTCTCAGTAGCGGTGTTTTCATAACCCAACCGGCCGGTGTTCTCGTGTCCTTTCTTTCGCCGGATAACAGTGGCTCGACGTTCCCGCTTTCGGTTAAGAACCTCGCCGCGTCCCGGCTGTTTGACATATCGGCCGCCGGGCAGATCGTTTTCAACGACTCCAAGGTGGTGTTCAGTCCATCGGGGGTTATCGTCAACATCACCGGGCCGGATACGAGTGGAGCGACGACGGTGTTCACGCTGAAGGACTCAGCCACGACCAATCTGTTTTCCGTGGATGACGCGGGGGTGATCCGGGTCGGGACATCGGCGGGGGTGACTTGCGCTCCTGGATTACCGACCGCGAGTTTCCAGACGGTTAGCGGGGTCGTAGTGCATTGCTGAAACATATCATCCTGCTGTCGTGCCTGCTCGCGACGCCCGCGCTGGCGCAGCAAACCGATCCGGTTGCCCTGGGCAATGTGCTTCTGGCCTGCGTGGGGCGGGAGGTTCAGGCTGCGTCAAGGATCGTTCAGCTTGAGGCGGAGGTCGCGAAGTTGAAGGCAGCACAACCACCAGCCGCGACAGGGACAGGACAATGAAAAAACCACCGGACAAAGACGACCGCCCGAACGTGCGGCTCGCCGCCGCGTCGCCGGCACTGCCACGCGACAAGAAGACCGAGGAAGCGCATTTGCGCGTCGCCAAAAAGCGTGTCGAGGCCGCGAAGAAGAAATGAGCGGCAACACCAACCCCGTCACGCAATACGCCTGCAAAATGCCGAACCCGGCGGTGCCTTACGTTGACATCAGCACCGGGCAGCAGTCCCGCGAGTGGTTCCATTGGTCGCTTCAGGTCATGGCGCGCACGGGTGGTTTAGCCGGGATCGGCACGGGTGACGTGCAAGATACCGCGAACACGGCGCTGGCCAATGCGAATGCCGCGCAGACCACGGCGAACACAGGTGTTGCCAATGCCGCCACGGCGCAGACCACGGCGAACACGGCATTGGCTGATGTGGCTACGGAAACAGCGCGAGCCACGGCGGCGGAAGCCACGCTGACGAGCGAGATTACCACGGAAACGGCGTCACGCATCGCGGCGGACGCGCTGAAAGCGCCGTTGGCCTCGCCGCACTTCACCGGCACGGCGCTCTTCGCGGGCGGGATTGGAGTCTGGGGGCACGCGGCCCCGGGAGCGCAGCCGGCGGCTCCGGTGTTGCTCGCGGACGTGATCGCGGTGCTTCAGGCTTATGGGTTGACCGCGTGAGCCAATTTCTCTGCCTTGCGCGCGGCGTGGATACGATGTCGATCTTGCTGGAATTGCAGCGTAATCCAGGCTTGTGGGAAGTCAACGATCACCGCGAGACCTATCCAGGCACGCCGCACGGAGACACGCAATCAGTATGGGTGCGATACCGCGCCGCCAATGAGATCGAGGGACTTGAATCGTTCCAGGAGGAGCACCGCAACGTATTCTGGCCCGCGTGGCAGGCACTTCCATCGCTGCGGCCTCTGGTGTTCGGTCTGATGGCCAAGGTCGCGGCGGTGGAACTCGGCTCGATCCTGATTACGCGGTTGCGGCCCGGTGGCGAGGTCAAACGTCATTCTGACGCGGGATCGTGGGCGCCTTGTTTTTATAATTGCAAGTGCCATGTGACGCTCGCCGGAACATCTTTAAGCGAATGCGACAGTGAGACAGTTCGCATGATCGCTGGCGATGTGTGGACCTTCGACAATTTGTTGCCTCACGCTGTTTCCAATGACGGAGACACGGATCGGCTCGTCGCCATCGTTAGCATGAGGACCGAATGACCGAGTTCGTGCGTCATCCAGAGCAACCGATCGTCACGGACCTGTCAGTGACAGACGACATTTTCGTGAAGTCGCATCTGATCCCGAAGGCCGAAACGTATCTCCCGCAGCATCAGCACGCATTTTCTCATGTCTCAGTTATCGCGGCGGGTTCCGTGCGGTTGTGGGAAGGCGATATGAACCGTGGGCTTTTCAAGGCACCGGCGACGGTCACGATCCTGGCGAACCGGCCGCACACATTCCTGACATTGGAAGACAACACCGTGATCCTCTGCATTCACAACGTCTCGCGAACCGGTGATATCGAGGTCACTAGTGAGAACAACATGGTGGAGGGATAGATGCCGTTCGGCGCGGCCATCGCGGCCGGCGTTGGCGCTGTGGGTGCCATCGGCGGATCGCTGATCTCGTCCAGTGCCGCCAAGAGCGCGGCCAACACGCAAGCGGCGGCGGCCAACCGCGCGGCGGACGCGGCGCAACAGCAACAAGCACAGGTCCGCTCCGATCTGTCGCCATACCGCGATGCCGGCCAGACCGGTGTTGACGCGCTGCTCGCCAGCCTCGGCCTCGGGGGAACGGGAACGAACCTCTTGGCCGCGAACGGGATCAACTCGCTCACGTTCCCGCAGGCGCCATTTCCGCAGTTCAATCCAACGACGGAAGCACTCAGGGCTACGCCAGGATACCAGTTCACGCTTGGTCAGGGATTGCAGGGCGTGGCGAGTTCCAACGCGGCGGCAGGACGTGGGATCAGTGGGGCGGCGTTGAAGGGCGCCGCGAATTACGCGACGGGCCTTGCCGATAACACATTGAACACGCAGGCCAATATCTACAAGATGAACCAGGGCATCTACGGGATGAACCAGGGCATCTTTCAGAACAACTTACAGAACGTGATAGGGCCGCTCGCTAATCTGACGAATCTTGGGGAGAACGCTTCCAATCAGACCGGGCAGAACAGCCTCCAGTCGGTGGGACAGAGCAATGCCGCGTTGCAGTCCGCCGCGGCCTCGCAGGCGGCGGGAACGGTCGGGAGCGCGAACGCGATCTCCGGTGGATTGCAGACGGCGGCCAATGTGCCGCTGAACACGCTGCTGTTCCAGAAGCTACTAACCAGCAACAATAGCGGTGGTTCTGGGTTTAATTCCCCGCTGGCATTTGGTGGGACCAGCACGCCACAGATTGGCTCAGACACAACTGCCGTTGGGCAGGGCTTTTTTTGATAGGTCATCATGTCCGGTAGCAACCATTGGCAGCAAAACAAAACCGCCAGTCCCGACTGGCGGAAACCGGCGGCGATGCTGTACTCGATAGCGGTATTGAGGAATATGTCATAGATCATGTCCGGTAGCAACCCTCTCATGTCCGGCGCTCAACCGCTCGCCGCGCCACAACCCGATCATCCGGCGATGGGCCACGCGCGCATGTGGCAGCACGTCGGGCAGATGGACCCTGGCGACCTTCCGGCGCAGATCGCGAAGTTGGACTACATCCTGCCCATCCTCGGCTCGCTCGCGACCAATCCCAAGGTGACGGCGAAGGATGTGATCAAGGCCGCGGCCAAGGAGGCGGCGGACGGTAAGGTGCCTCCATCCGAGGCGATCAAGTTCATCACGCAGATGCCGGCCGACGCGGACAAGCTAGGGCCGTGGCTGCGGACGCTCTACAGCGCCAATCTGTCCGCCGTGGTGCATATGAAGGCCGCCGTGCTGCAACAGGCTCAAGGCGCGCAACAGGCGCCGCAGCAGGCCATGCCAGCGGCGCCACCAGGGCCGGCGATGCCACCGCAAGGAGTGCCACCACAATGAGCGGCGCGCTATCGTCTCCCGGCTTCGATCCCGCCATCGCGTTGCAGGCAGGACGCGGTGTTGCGCCGCCGAACCCGTTGCAGACGGTTGGGCAGTTCGCGGATATTCAGAACAAAATCAATCAAACGCAGCTTTTTCCTGGCGCGATGGAGTTGCAACAGCAGCGCATCGCGGGCGGGAAGGCCGATCTTTTCAAGACGTGGAAACAGGCGGCCGCGCTGCAACTGGCGCCCCTCCTGGCGGAAGGCGCCAATCCGACACTGGCGGACGCGACGACCGTTCTGGGGCGGCTAGAGGCTGCCGGCATGTCGATGCACGACCCATCAGCGGCGTTGGCTGGAATGACGGATGGGCCGAACTTTCGGAGCCAACTCGGGGCCTGGGTTGCGCCAAATCTGGCGACGCCAGGGAATGAGGTCGGATCGGTTATTGGCGCGCCAGATCAGCAAATCACCAATCAGGGGATCATCGCTGGTGTGCGGCGTCCCGTCTGGGCGGGCGGCGGCTTCGTGCCTGGATCGTTTACGCAGGAGACATTGTCGCCGCAGCAAAACAAGCAACTGCGGGATGTTGAGATCACCCGTGAAAATTACCAGCAGTATGGTAAATCCGAAGCCGATATCGGCAAGGTCATTCAGGTTCCGGAGGGGGCATTCCCTTATCCAGGAACGACAGGCCAACCTCCAACCACCTATACTCCTGGACAACAACCTGGGGGAACGCCGCAACCGCCGCGTCCAGGTCAGCGTTCCGACGCGGGCGGTACCTCACCGATGCTTGCACAGGTTCAGGCTCCTGGTGGTGCCCGGTTTACGGTTGCCGCCAGCGTTGCACCGCAGTTCCAGGGATTAGTCGCGGACCTTGAAGCCGCCGGCTACAAGATCAACCCCAAAGATGTCAGTAGCTATCGTCCAGGCGCGGTGGTAGCGGGGACAAACACACCAAGTCAGCACGCATCCGCTTTCGCGATCGATGTGAACGCTTCGAACAATCGTGTAGGCACGCCAGGGGAAATACCACCTGACCTCGCACGATCACTGGCGGCTAAATATGGATTGCGTTGGGGCGGTGACTTCTCCCACAATCGAGACCCGATGCACTTCGACGCCTTGCGCCCTCGAAGCGATGCGGGTGACACCGCCGGTCCGCAGGGCACGCAGGTCGCCAGTCTTGGCCTGCCGTCCGGCGTCATGTCAGATGTGCCATCTGGCATCATCCCCGCCGCCGCGCCAGGCTCTTCGCCGCCTTCCATATCGGAAGGGCCAGACTTGAATATCCTGAGACAAGGCGGATCGACGAAATCGAGTCAACCGGGTGTTCGGGACTATATGTTGAATCAATCGCCTGTTGCACAGAACATGGCGAACCGTGTAGCCAGTTTTAGGTCCGAAATGTATCCTCTTTTGGCCGCGCAAGATGCTCTGGCGAAGGCGCCAACCGGAAAAGGATCAGAGACACTTCAGAGCGTTAGTTCATATATCAATACATTCGCTCCAGAACTCTTGCAAAGGGCATTGTCTCATATTTCACCAATTCTGTCCAAAGATGAAGTTGCCGCCTATGATGAAGCCAGAAAATACACCACGCAAATACAACTTGGCGCACCGGGGGCGACACGGAGCAACGAAGGACAGGCGGCGGCCGGCGCGGCAAATCCCAGCGTTGGCATTTCAAATGAGGCGGCGAAAGTCGTCCTTAAAGGTTTGATTTCACTGCGCCGTATGGAG